GAATTTTACAATATTTAGGGTTATTGGATGCCTTAGTCCAAAAATGTTATATTGAGGGAGCTATTCCTAATGAGGTAATAGATCCATCTTTATTTCCAGCTTTAGATAATAAAGATAAAGAAAAGAAAATAATAAATGGTTTTGTCTTTTCAACCGAAATGGAAAAAGGTAATACCGAGATAAAAAGAAAAAGAGCAGTAGCTAAAAATCAAGCAGGCATTACCCTTTTAAAGGGAGAATGGTCATTTTCTTCAAATGATCAAATTTTAATAGATGAATTAATATTTTATATTCAATCAAATGATTTAAAAGCAGATTAACTTAATATTTATAACAAACACAAAAATGAAAACCGAAGCACTTAAAAAAATAATCAAAGAAGCCGTTAGAGAGGCCATACAAGAGGAGCTAAAGGAAGTTTTACTAGAAGCAGTTAAAGCACCTAAAGCTGTAGTTACACAACCAGTACAAGAAAGTATTACATCACCAACTACACTCACTGTTACACAAACCCCTAAAAAATCTTTAAAAGAACAAAGAAAAGCATATATGGATATTATAGGTGAAACAGGACTAAACTTAAATAGCTCACACGCTCAAGGATTTGGTAATAAACCATTTAACCCTCAAGGTGGTGGAGATACAACATCACCAAATGGAAGTTTACCTGATGGAGAAGTTAATATGGATCAAATAATGGGATTAATGACTAAATAATGGCATTCGGGGCACAAAAAATATCACCAATAGACTTTAATAAAAGTGCAGCTGTAGGGGTAGACTTACCATTCTCAGCTCCGTCAGTATTTTATCAAAATTATACAACAGCGGCTGCTATTAAAAATAACTTAATAAATTATTTCTTAACAAACCCAGGTGAAAGACCCTTAAATCCAGAATTTGGTGGAGGTTTAAGAGCATTTATTTTTGAACAAATAACATCTGATAACTTAGATGGTTTAAAAGAAAAAATCCAAAACGATCTTGGAAATTTTTTTACTAATATAAGTGTAATAGATTTACAGGTAAATGGGTTTGAAGATCGTAATACTATAAATACAATACTAAAATACAGTGTAAATCAAACCAACATTGTAGATACAGTAGAAATGAATTTTGAATAATGGCGGCACCAAAAAGAGACATAAAATATTTAGATAGAGATTTTAGTAATATTAGAGAATCCTTAATTGAGTTTTCTAAAACGTATTTCCCAAATACTTACAATGATTTTTCTCCTGCATCACCTGGAATGATGTTTATGGAACAGGCAGCTTATGTAGGTGATGTAATGTCATTTTATTTAGATAATCAACTACAAGAAACCTTCACCCAATTTGCTAGACAAACCAATAACTTATATGAGTTAGCCTATATGTTTGGGTATAAACCAAAAACTACGGGTGCAGCCCAAGCTACAATAGATATATTCCAACAACTCCCATCTAAATTAGTAGGTAATGATTATGTTCCTGATTATGATTTTGCTTTAACTGTTGAATCTAACACCGTAATATCTTCTGCACTTAATCAGAATACATCTTTTCTAATAGAAGATAAATGTGATTTTTCAGTTTCTAGTTCTTTAGATCCAACAGAAGTATCAATATACCAAATATCAGGAGAAATACCTCAATATTTTTTATTAAAAAAATCTAGAACAGCCATATCTGCAAAAGTAAGATCAAAATCATTTTCTTTTACAGAGTTTGAACAATTTCCAACTATTAATCTAAACACAGATAAAATAATAGGTGTGTTGGATATAGTTGATTCAAATAATAATACGTGGTATGAAGTAGATTATTTAGGACAAGAAATGGTTTATGATAGTATTAAAAATACTAATGTAAATGATCCTAACTATTCTGTAGATGAATCTAATACACCATTCCTACTCCAATTAAAAAAGGTTCAAAGACGTTTTGCTACAAGATTCACATCAGAAACTAATTTACAAATACAATTTGGAGCTGGTAACCCAAATGATACAGATGAACTAATAACACCAAACCCAAATAATATAGGTATAGGTTTACCATTTGAACAAAATAAACTTACAACAGCATACTCACCTACAAACTTTTTATTTACGGGTACTTATGGTATAGCACCTTCAAATACTACTTTAACAGTAAGATATTTAACTGGTGGTGGTGTTGAATCTAACGTTCCCGCAGGTGATTTAACTGGGGTTGATAGTTCAACTACTACCTTCAACCTCCCTAACCTAAATGCAAATATATCTAACTATGTTTTTGGTACTTTAGCAGTCACTAATCCATCAGCAGCAGATGGTGGACAAGCAGGAGATACAGAT